AGCGCTAAGTAGGCCAGCAAGCGAGCCAGTAAGAAAAAGCAACAATGGTTGCAGGGTTGCCCAGGCGCTTTTGTCGTTGTCTGATACTTCGAGCGGTTGAGTAACAAAAAGCAAGCCGTAAATGAGCGACATGGTGGCCACCACAAAAGTTAGTGACAACGCGCAAGCAACCACAAAAATTAGACGCGCTTTTATTTCTTCGCTGGTCATGCGTTGTTCTCGGCGTGGCGCTGGGATTAAAGGCATTTAGTTTCTACTGTTCGGGTACTGCCAAGGCTAGCTGTGTCAACTGTAATTGTGGTTGCTGCGCGCAACGCCTTGTTTTTGGTGCGTACCTCTGGGCAGTTAACGCGCTCACGGTCTCCACACGCAACAAGGATTGACGCAAACAAAAGCGCCACAAAAGCAGTGCGCCAAATCATGCTGGGGCCTCTGGGAAATCTGCAGTTTCTGCTACTTTCCACGTTGCAGGGAAATCGCGCAAAGCCTGGCGGTATGCGGCCCACGCGGTTTTGTCGGTTGGCGCGTCTGGGGCCATTGCCCAGTCTGACTGCGCAAGTAGTTGGTCTCTTACTGCGCGCATTACTTCTGCATAGTTTTTGTTGTGTGTGTGCAAGTTGTAAATCATGCTGGGCCTATGTCCTCTACTAACAATGTGTATGGCAAAGTGGCTGCAGGCGCAAAAGTAAATGAGCCTGTCGAGCCTGCAGTAAGTGCACCTGTTAATTTTAGGGTGACTGAACCTGCAGAAAAGGTGCCGACAAAAAGTCCATTTAATGTTGAGCCGACTGTTGCAACGCCACCGTTAGCAATGCTTATTTGTTTGACTGTTGCGCCTTGTTGCAAGTTGACGGTAAAACAAGCGTTTGTAACTGTTGGCACTGCATAAACATGATAACTAACCTTGTAGTTTCTGTTTGCGATAGCCGTAAAAGTCACGCTCATGCCGGTTATGTCGACGGCTGTAGTTACGCCTGCTTGGCTACCTGTGGTTGACGTAGCTAGAGCCATTGCGGCAAAACCGTAAGCATTAGCGTTTGCGCTCGTCAATACCTGCCCAGTTGTAAACGTTGTGTTAGGAGAAATTGCCATATTTAATACCCCAATTTGTTAAAGTCAAGTTTGCCATAAACGGCATCGTCAAGTGTCAAATAGTTGTTGAGGTCTTGCGCGCTCAAATAAAACGTGGCACTGGCCTGCGACGGATTGCCGCTAAACGTTGCGCCCTCCAGCAGACAATTAAACACGGTGCCTCGAAACGTGACGGTCACAGTTGAGCCGATCTGATCCATGCCATAAGACGGAATGTCGCCGTTCTGTGCGCTCAAGTTGCAGGTCACGCTCAAAATGCGCTGTGTGGCCGTGCTGTAAGTAGACAGCAGGTAATTAGCAAAGTCTGTTGCCTGGCTTGTCGAGTTATTCAACGTGTTGACCAAATAAGTACGAAAAGGCGCCACGCCTGTTTGTACCGTGGCCTCGCCAAAAGATTCTGGGTCAACAGTTACCTGTGTATAAAAACTGTCTGCCAAGCTGCTAAACGATATTTGCTCAAAAATATGATTGCTGGCGTCATTTGTTGTGTCACTGAAATTGCCGTAGAAACCAGCAATTTTGCGGTATGCGTTGACCATTAAAATGCCGTCGCTGATGTCAATGAGTTTGCCGTTCATTGTCAATACGGCCCTGTTTACCCAGTCGCCCCAGGTGCCACTAATCGTCGTGGCTGGGAATGCCTGAGTACCGCCAAATGCGCTGGTAGTGCTGATATTCAGGCCTGTTTGTGTTGCGCATTGGCCTGCCTGCGCGCTCAAAGTGCCTGCTGTCATTGCGTAACTGTTGCCTTGCACTCGACCAAAAGCTGCAAAGTTTCCCTCACAACTTAAAGTAACAAAGTCTGCGTTGCCGACGCCGCCAGAGTAGGGAATGCCGTACTGCACCATTGCATCAGTGATGCGACCAACAAAGAGCTGGCGATATGTGCCAGAGGTGCCGAGCCTCACAGATATGCGCAGCCAAGTGCCTGTGACAAAAAGGGCATTGGGGGTTGTGTAGCCGGTCGGGTAACGCAAAACCACGTTGCCTGTGTTGGCGCTGTAGGCGTCTAAAGGTTTTTGCCGGCCATAGGTCAACGACACGTTTTGCACGTTGGCAACAACAGTTGTAAGCGTTGCGTAAGTCGCGCCTACCTCTACCTGGTATTGGACTATTGCCATTAGAAAATGTTGCTGACCTTGATTGGCACGCTGCCGTTTTGGCGCATGTATGAGCGCAACGCCTCAACAACTTGATTAGGGTCGCCGCCATAAACGTTTATGTTTACGTTGTTGTTACGTTCTGCAACGTTTGCGCTGCCGTTAAGCCCTAAGTTTGCTTCTTCGACTGCCATCGGTTCAGCAATGCGGCCAAGTTTTATTTCTTTTAATAGGTCAATGTCTTTGCCTGGCTTAACAAGGTTAATGCCGTAAATGACAAGGTTAATTGCTTTAATAAACCCGTTAACCATGCCCTCGATGTAGCCAGCGATAGCGTTTACAACGACGCGCACAACTGTTCTAAATCCCTCAAATCTTTTGTAGGCAACAACGATGGCTGCGCCTAACGCAATGATGCCAGCGGTAATTGCGACAGCAGGGTTGAGCATCATGGCAGCGTTTACAGCAAGAATTGACGCAGCCAAAATGCCCATGCCAGCAATAACTGCGGCTAACAGGTTTGGGTTTTCTTGTGCCCAGGTAGCAAACTTGTCTAGCACTGGTTGCAGTTTTAACAGAATAGGCAAAAAGGCTGCGCCTATTGACTCTTTGGTTTCGCCAAATGCAATGCTTAATTTTTGCAACCCGCCAGCAGCTGTTTCTGTAAAGGCTTTATTTGCGCCGCCAAATTGTTTAATTAAGTCGTCTGTAAAGTCTGCGCCCTCTACTGTTACTGCGTTTACAGCTTCTTGTGCTTTTTCTACTTTTTCGAGTGCTTTTGCAGCTTCTTTGCTTGTCGGGCCAAATAGTTCTACTTGGTTTTGGTAATCGGCCTGGGCTTTTAATAGCGCCTTTGTAAACTTTGCTTGTTCCTGCAACGCCACAGCGTTTTCGCCTAGTGGTATGCCCAATTTTTTTAGAGCGTTATAGTTGCCGGTCTCAGCTTTGCCTAACGCTAGGGCTACTGCCTCGTAGTCTTTGCCGGTAGCAGCTGCAACGTCGAGAGCAATGTTTGCTAACTCTTGCGCGCGCGTCAAATTGTTTGTGTTGCGCAAAAGGCTTGCAAGTGCTGGCCTTAATTTGTCGTCAGTGACTGCGCTAGCCATTGACGTTTTAGTGATGTAGTTCTCTACTTCTTTTATTTGTTCTTTAGACGCGCCAATGCTTGACTTTAATTGTCGAGCAAGGCTCGCTTGTGCAGCCTCGTCTTCTATTGCCGCTTTTACGCTGTCGCCAATAACACCGACTACAGCGCCTAGTGCTGCTGCGGCGGGTACAGCAGCCTTTTTGATGGCAAATTGGGCTTTTTGCCCGACGGTTTCCAGCTGCTTAAATTCGCGGATAGCGCTCTTTATGCCTTTGCTGTCAAACTGGCTGACAATGGGTATTGAAATCATCGCAAGTCCTTATTGACACGGTTAATGACGCGCAACGCTGCGCGCTCTATCTCGACTGTAATGGCGCGTATCTGGCTGTAGACGGCAGGCCCAAAAATGCGGGTGCGGCCTTGCCCTGGCGTGTTGCCAAGATTAGTAGCCAAGTTGTTGCTAGTGCGTCGGCCTGCTGTCTCAAATATGCCTGTGGCCGCGTCAGTCTGCTGTATGACGATCACGCCGTTGTTGTTGCGCCTTGTGTCTAATTTGACTTTGACGCCCTTAGACGCCTTTGCAGGGTCGTATGGGAACAGTTTACGGCCATTGTTAGTCCAGGGTTTAGCCATGCCAGACAATGGCACGCCTAAAGAGCTGTAGCGCGACTGTGCAGCTTGTATTGCTGGCTGGGCTATCTGATTCAACTCTGCAGCAAACTGCTTACGTAGCCCAGGCTCAATTTTGTTCAGCGCAGCCACAGCCTCTCGAATGCCTACAAGTTGTGTATCAACTGTTGCTGTCATGCCTTGCGCCTTGCCTTGTTCATGATACTAATGCAAGTGTTTAGGTCAGACGTGAGAAACTCTATGTTTGGCGGCCAAAAACCTGTCTCTATCAGCAAATGACAAAGAGCTAGTCTGTGGCCGCTTGTGTAGGGTTTGAGTCTTCCTGCTCTACAACTTCGGGCATTGCTACCAGTTTTTTAATAAAATCGTCAAAGACAACTGGCACTGTGATGCCGTGTACTTTGCTGGCCTCCCACGCAAGATAAGCCAAATCCTCGGCGCCGATGCCTTGCGCTAAGTCTGACATTTTGCGTTTATATTTGCGTTCCCATTGCACAGCGCACCAAAGGTTTGTTGTGACCTGGTGCGGGCCGTTGCCGGTGTCTAGTTTCATTGTTATTTGCATGTCTGCCGCCTTGCGTCGGGTTGGTTATGGAGAAGTAATATCGCGCGTGTAAGTTCCGCCTACAAACGACGCGGTTACCATGCTGAGTTCGCCTACAGCGCCAGCAATGGGCGTGAAGTTGACTAGCTGCATGTTAATAATTGTGTACTCAGGGTTAGAAGCGCTCTCTGTAGTTCCAGACGGGCTAATGACAAGCTGTGTTGTGCCAGTGCCTAAGTTTGCAAACAAGGTTGCCTCGACTTCGCCAGCGCCATAAGACAGGTACATTTCTAGCTCTACTTCTACGGTCTGTAAGCCTTGCGTAAAACGGTGGCCTGTATCGCCAAATGCAGTTGACTCTAAACTGTCTACGCCTAGCGTGATGGTTGCGCTACGGCACTGGTCGGTTAAATCAACAGCTGCGCCGCCAGTAGTTGGGGAGAGGTTTACTGTTGGGTTTGTGAGATACGTTGTAGTTGCCATTTTGTCTCCTAAAAGAACATTTCGCTATGAGTAAAGAGTAACACTTTTATGCTGTCTGTGCTTGTAAAGCCATTTGCAAGTTGTAACACGGGTAGGTCGCCCCGCCCATTTCGACTGCACCTGGCTGGCCTGACATGACAATAATTGGGCTGGCTAGCACGCTGGCGGCAATGCTCAACAGTTTCTGCAGTACCGGCAGGCCTGCTGGGCCTGTGCCGATGACTTTGACTTGGAATGTCATGCGCACAATGTTGCCTTTGCCGGCGATGGTCTCAAAACTTGGCGCGTCAAGAAACACACAGTTAGGCACTATTTTTGTGGCATCGTTTACGACGCGCAGGCCTGTTACTGCTTGCAGTGTGGCTGTAACGTCTGCGATTGCCTCGTTAAACAGGTCTGTGTAAGCCATCAGGCGACCTGGGGGCGGTCAATGCCTAGCAGCTGCTTAATAACAGGCGTCATGGCATTTACGTTTGCTTGGCCCATGCCGTCAAAGGTTGCAAAGGTGTCTTGTGTGCTGCCTCGACTACGCCACAAGGCCGCCGCATACATGAGCGTGCCCAGAGTGACGTCGTGCCCAGGTGAGGTACTTAATGAGTCTGCATAGCCTGACTCTTGCCTGCGACGATAGGCAAAATCGTTGCCGGCATTGCGGGCCTGCGTAAGCAGTGTGTAATCGTCTGATGGGTCACTTATGTCTACGCCCAAATAGGTTTCTAATTGCGCGACTGATACCCAAGTGCAGCTCTGAGTGTAGGTGACGGTGCCGGTGTAAATGACGGTGTATTGAACGTTGGCGCCAGTACAAGCAAACAACACTTGGTTTTCTCTGGGCACATTGGCGTTGAACAATAACGCGCCTGATTCGCTTTCAATGCCGATGTACTCGTACAGCGGTATGTCAAGCACAGTAAACGTGCCGTTGAACGGGGCGCCAAGGCTGCCAATAGTTACCTGCTGGCCCACAACTATTTCTGTGGGTTCCAGCGTCTGCACAACTGCGTAGTTGTCTAGCAGTTGCTTACCTTGCGTTTTATATATAGCCATCGGCGGTAGCCGCCTTTCTGACTAAGCGATTGCGATTGACTTAACCTGGTCGCCGTCAGCGATAAAGGTTGAAACGTAACCG